CAAAGCCGTCAAGTTTGGTGCTGTACGCTGGGTGCAATGGATCGCAAACCCCGTGAGTTCGTACCTGCCCGCACAGCATTGGCATGCCGCAGACTTCACACTTTCGGTCATTTTTCATTTTGTTTCCCGTCATCAAAAGGTCGGTTTTGCGAAAAAACGGGAACTGAACAGTCATATGGGATAAAGCTTTCCAGCCTTCGCCCATAATAAGTGTTCCGTGAATCCCGTCACAGGGGTTTATTTGTTCTGTCATCATATTTCATAGGTGTGATTTAGTCAAGCATCTTCTATGACTTCATCGGAGACCGGTAGGGCGGTGGCACGGTTGGCTTCGCGCTCAAGAAGCATTTCAAATGCCCAGCGTGACCGTATACCGCGCTCTGTCCTTTTGAGTTTGCGGGCTATTTTGGCGAAGTCTGTGCCGGCCTTACGCATGGTGACTAGCAGCTGCACATCTTCGGGTAGCCAGGGGCGGTGGTAGTTGTCAATGGTAAATGGTGCCATGTCCTCAAGGTAGAGGCTTTTGAATCTGGCTTCTTCGCCGTGGTCAATGATGTGTTGATGTTCGGCCATGCGCGCGATTGCGGCTGTGGCTTTTTCGCAAGTCATTTCGCCGTTTTTTAATAAATCGAGTATGACCGACAAGTGTGTTTCGTCCATTGGCATTATGACCCCCCAGTCAATAATTCTCTGTGACGGTAATCACAAATGGACTATCTGCCTATGACAAATAAGTTACAAATGCACAAGCAGTTAAATTGGTTTGTTAAGGGTTTTCCAACGCTCAACCAAGAGCTGGGGGTTATCTGCCATTTCGGGTGTCAGTTCAACATGTAGCCACAATCCGCCTGGCGTCCCGCCGTTAGCGGTTTCTGTCCAGTCTTTCCAGCCTGGTTTTCCGTCACGGTTACAGCGCCAACCACGGCCCCATTTTTCACAGCCTTTTTTAGTGGTGCCGGCGTAGTCGTGCAGTTCTTCGATGCCCAATGTTTCGTAGTTTGCTACCAGCCAGTTCGCCCAAAGTGCAGCTGTAGTTTTGTCTTTGTAGCCGATGTCTGCCGCGCGGCCTGTGGCGTGAACAGACAAACGGTCTGAGCCGCGCATATTCCTAACGGCCCAGGTGCCTAAATTGGTGAAGCCTTTTTTCTTGATGATGTCAACAAACTTTTCGGTGCCGGCGCGTTTGCCTGCAGCTGCACCGTCTGTTGTGCCTGTGTAAATCATTCGGGTTTTTCTTTCGGTTTGTCTTTTAGACCGTTAGCGCTAAGTAGCCCTGCTAGAGAACCGGTGAGGAAGAGAAGCAACGGTTGCAATGTGGCCCAGGCGCTTTTGTCATTGTCTGAGACTTCGAGAGGCTGGGTAACAAATGCGAGATTGTAGAGAAGAAAGCAGGTGGCAAAAACGAATGTGAATGACAATGAGCAACCAACTACAAAGATTAGGCGCGCTTTGATTTCTTCATTTGTCATTCGGTTGGGTCTGCGTGGTGGTGGTATTACTGGCATTTAGTCTCTACCATTCGACTGCTGCCGACGCTGGCGGTGTCAACAGTAATTGTTGTGGCTGCGCGCAAAGCTTTGTTTTTTGTGCGCGGGCAGTTAACGCGCTCACGGTCTCCGCAAGAGAAAAGAATTGCGCCTAGCAATAGCGCTACAAAACTAGCCCGCCAAATCATCTGATGCCGTTTCTGTCCAACCGCTTGCTAACAGCGCGTTGTATTCGTCGTCTGTCATTTCGCGTATTGCGTCGTCTATCTGTATGTTTGGTTTTATCATGACAACCGGTACCCGTACACGATGACGGTTCCGCCAGTCCAAGTACCAGAGCTTGGTGACAAAGTAAAATCTGTGTAGGCGGTAGCGACTTGGTGGATACCCGAATAGACAACACTTGCGGTGTCATTGCTATATGCCCCTGCAATAGTTGTGTATTTTGCAAGGCCTGGGTTAATAATCGTTATTTCTGCTGCCAGACCATTTGTTTGTGCTGTGCCGACAGCCGCCCAAATTGCAGCGTTATTATCTACGCCGTCGCTTCGCGAACCAGTTGACCAAGTGATGCCGTTACGTGCTGCGTAATAGCCAGTAACAGAAGCACCTAAAACCAGTCGCATGTTGCCGTTAGCTGATGGTGTACCGCCAGTAACCACAATTTTGTAAGCGTCGTAAGTGGCCGAGAACGCGCTTGTTACGTTTACGGTTGATACTGCGCTGCCAATGGTTTGTGTTTTGATATACACAAGCCCAGAGTTTGCTTGCAGCGCGGTCATTTGTGCTGCGGTGAGTATTTGTCCTGAAGTAAAGGTCTGGTCTGCCATAGTGTGTCTCCTTTAGAAACTGAGAAGGTTGTAGTCGAGTGTTCCGAATATGGTGTCGTTGAGTGTCAAATATTGGTTGCCGTCTGTTGACTCAAATGTGTAACTAATAATGTGACTGCCAGGTGTGATGTTGTGCGATACGCCAGAAACAATCAAAGTTTGTGATTCTGTTAAAGGTGTGCCTGTAGAAAAGTTTTTTACTACCGTTGCAATTTTTGTCAAATCAAGATTCAAACAAATGTTTTGGTTTGCTGTGGTTAGCGCGGTGAGTTGTGTTGATACGTTGGTAAAGCGCAACACAGGGTTGGCATATTTACCCAACAAGTAATTGCCTAAACCTGCTACTTCGGCGGTAGTGCTGTTTAACAGGTTCGTGATGTTCAAACTTTGTGACTGGTATTGCGCTATTGAGGCGGCGTTGCTTGTTGTTTGTTGCGCGCCAGCGCCAGGGCTTTGAGTCACAATAAAGTTGTATAGCAGCTCGTCGCCATACTGGTTTTCTAACGTCTGGTAATTGATACCTAAACCTGTGTAGGTGAATGTTGCGTTAGCTACAGGGTTGAGCACACTTGAGCGTCCTTTGAACGTGAGAGTGCCGTCGGCAGCCATAAACAAATAGCCCTGCTCGCTGGTGTTAATGAGCTGCAAATAGGTGAGCAGGTTTGTGCCGTCAGCAATGCTGAACTCTGCTGATGCAGCGGTGCCGCCCAATGTTGATGTGCCTGTGCCGATATCACGGGCGCCTACATAGTTCACTTCGCTGTAGTCAAGCACGTTGCTAATGCGGGTGCTAGATATTTCTTGTGTAGTGGTATGGGCAATAAGCGTGGTGTTGGCAAATACGGTGAAGTTGTCTGCACAGGCCGCATACATGCGATCACCATTTGGCGCTATGTCGTATCCAAGATTCCAGTCAGTAATCAAGCCCGTGTAGATTGGGATTCCGTTAGCAAGTATTTGGATAGGGCAACGGGGCAATACGCCTGGGTAGTAGGCGCTGGAAGTGTTGAGGGGATCGAGGGCGCGCGTCGAGTTGTTGAAACTTACTACTGCGGTGCCGGCGTTGAATTGGTCTAGTTGGCGTGAACGCCCGCGAGTGATGTTGATGGACTCAACAAGGCTTGTGAGGTCTGCCATAGCAACTCCGCCAAGTTTGCCTGTATTTAGCAAGCCGAAAACCGCGTCGTTAAGTTGAAAGGCGGCCCCAAATTGCGCGGTGGTCTGAAAACCGACAAGTACTTGAATAATTGGCGCGGTCATGCAGCTACGCCTTTAGCGTTAGCGAAAACTTGTCCAGAGCGGCGCTGTGCTTTTTGAATAGCGGTAATGATGTCTTGCCCGATTTGGTCGGGCGTTGAAACTAAGCCGGCATTGATGTTGATGGTCATGGTTGGTTGTAGAGCGCGCACACTTCCATTTGTTCCCAGGTCGGCTGGCGCTGTCGACTCTGTAAGACGGCCTATAGATATTTCTTGCAACATTTTTATGTCTTTGCCTGGCTTCAACAGATTGATGCCGTAAATAACTAGGTTTATGGCTTTGATCCAGCCGTTTACCATGCCTTCGATATAGCCCGCAATGCTGTTGACAACGACGCGCACAACATCTCTGAAGCCCTCAAATTTTTTGTATGCGGCAACAACGGCAACTCCTAACGCAATAATGCCGGCAGTAATGGCTACAGCAGGGTTCAGCAACATTGCTGCGTTTACAGCAAGGATTGACACAGCCAAAATGCCGAGGCTGGCAATAACAGCTGCCAGTAGCTCAGGGTTTTTTTCTGCCCAGTCAGCAAACTTTTGCAGGACAGGTAGCAGTTTTTCCATGATAGGCAAAAAGGCGTTTCCGATTGACTCTTTGGTTTCGTCAAATGCTATGCCTAGTTTTTTCATGCCGCCTTGTGCCGTGTTTGCTGCGGCCTCACCGGCACCACCAAAGTTTTTATTGAGTACTTCTTGCACTTCAGCAAGGCTGGCCCCGTCTTTAATCATGGCCTTAACCTCTGGGCTAAGACTGTTTAGACCTTTCATGTTGCCTGCGTAGGCTTTAGCGAGTGCGTCTGTGACATCAACTAAAGGCTTGCCTGTGGCTGCTGCCACGTCAGTTGCCAGGTTCATCAGGTCTGTGGCTTTAGTGACGTCTTTGGTGGCAACAATTAACTTTTGATATGCTGGCCTGGCTTCATCATCGCTAATGGCCGCGCTTTTAGCAAGGCTAGAAATAAAGCGTTCTACAGCTGCCACCTGGCTTTCAGTTGCGCCGGTGCTTGCTTTTATCTGTCGAGCAAGGCTGTCTTGTGCGGCTGCATCTTCTATGGCTGCTTTTACGCTGTCACCAATAACACCCACCACAGCTGTCAACGCGGCAGCTGCAGGAACAGCCGCTTTTTTAATAGCAAAAGATGCTTTTTCGCCAGCGGTTTCTAGCTGCTTGAATTGTTTGATTGCTTTGTCAATGCCGGCGCCAGCAAATTCTGTGATGATCGGAATGGTTATTGCCATCAGCGAAGTTCCTTTTCAACGGTCTGCATAGCGTCTTTGACTAGTTCGGATAGCCCGCGCTCAATCTCGTTTTGACGTCTTTCAAAGATGGGCCACAAAACAGGTTTCTCTTTAGCCCGTAAGTTTTTGTTAAAAGTGCCACCAGGGTTTGCTTTGCCAGCTATCTCAAAAATGGCGGCACCTGGGTCTGATTGGGTGACATACAAAACCGAGGACGTGTTGCGCCTTGTTGATGTCTTAAATTTGACGCCCGATTTCACTTTGCTAATAGTCCAGGGGAACAAGCTTCGCCCGCGCTGAGTCCAGCCGTACTTCATGCCCGATAGCGGCATCGCAGGATACTTAGAACGAGCTTCATCAATGAGAGGTTTCACAATGTCTTTAGCGTTGCGGTCAAACTCTTTGCGAAATTCTGGATTGATTTTTTTTAATGATTTGATTGCGTCTTGCAGGCCAACAAATTCGGTTCTTGCTTCCACCGTCATTGTCTGGCCTTTCTCTGTTTGTTCAGAACATCGATCACGGTGTTCAGGTCTTGAAGTGTGAAATCAAATGGGGGCCAGTAGCCGGTCTCGACAAGTATTTCGGCGAGTGATCGGCTTACTGATCCCCGTTGGTGGGGTTTGTTGGCGCGTTCTCCAAAACTTCTAGCGTGACAAGTTT